ATCTACACCCTAGAGTTCGTCGGCAGCGTCAGATGTGTATAAGAGACAGTCCTTTTCCCTTGAAAAACGTAATAAAAAACTGGTTTCTTGTGTTGAAAATCAAGGACTCACACTATATATAGTGTGTTATTTCGCTTATACGATTGTTCCCCCTATAAACATGATTGAACCCTGGTTTCTTTACACAGGGTTCTTTTTATATGATATAATAAAGCTATATAAGGGAGTTTTTCGTATAAATCAAAACTAAAGTAAGGGAGGTAGAACAATGCCAGCTCCGAAAGCCGTTTATGTAAAAGATTTATCAACTGGGAAAACACGCAAATTTAAATCACAATTTGCAGCGGATGATTTCTATGGACTCAAGAGAGGATATATGAAGGATTTGAAAACCAAGCTCGGTGGTCGTAATAAAAAATTTGAAATTACGGAAGTACCAAAAGAAGAATTATAAATTTTAGTTGACAACCTCCGTTATGTGTGCTATTATAATAGTATAAAGGAGGAGGAATTATTTATGAAAGAAATTTGGAAAGAATTAGACGATTTACCAAACTATGAAATCAGTAACATGGGAAGGTTGAGAAATAAAAACACATTGAGAATTTTAAAAACAAGAATTTCAAAACTTGGCTATGAGCAAATAACAATCACTTATGGTGGAGAAAAATATTTCAGAACAATACACAGGCTTGTAGCTAAAGCATTCTTAATTAACCCAGATAATAAACCTGAGGTTAATCACATTGACGAAAATAAACTTAATAACAGTGTTAGCAATTTAGAGTGGGTGACTAGAAAAGAAAATTTAAATCACGGCACTTGGAAGCTTAAAAAGAGACAATCGCGAGATAAGGCTATTTATGCTTACAAAGACGGTGAAGTACTTGAGTTCCCGTCAACTAAAATTTGCGCTCAAACACTTGGGTTGATTCCAACAAATGTTACTCAAGCTATTCGTGTAAAGAACAAAAACGGAAGTAGTAAAACACTAAAAGGCTACACATTCGAGTATAAGGAGTGAAACAAATGGCAGAACAATGGAAGACCATTCCAGGATACCCTAATTATAAAGTTTCAACAATGGGACGAGTATTAGCAACAGATGGAATAAAATCAACACAAGTTAAGCCGTACGAAAAAGATCATGGATATCTATGTGTTGATTTGTATAAGAATGGACAACGTAGCGGAAAACGAGTTCACGTATTGGTTGCTGAAGCTTTTCTTAGTGGCAAAAAAGACGGCTTCACAGTAGATCATAAAGACCGTAACAGACATAACAACAAGGTATCAAATCTTGTATGGTCAAGCGTATCAGACCAGAACAAAAATAGAACCTCATGGGCTAAGGAGTGATAACATGGCAAGACCACGAAAATTATTAAACGCTCAGAGTGGTAACTTGACCACTCAGCAACGAGAAGAGCGTGAGAAGGAGGAAGAAGTACTTTATAACTATGAAAAGCTAGACTTCAGTTTTTATCCACCAGGTTTGTTATCACAAGCCTTCAATGAGTGGGATCGCATTGGAGCCTATGTAGGCGATTTACCTATTTCTGAATTAGATGTTAATACAGTTATTAGATATTGTAATTACAACTATTTATATGCAGAAGCAGTTGAGAAAGTGGCACAGATTGGCGCAATTGACCCTGAGACAGGTAAAGCCAATCCCTGGGTAAATGCCATGAACTCCTATTCAAAAGAGCTTAAAACGGCTACCAACGATCTAGGGTTAACTATCAATTCAAGAATGAAGATTATTCTTCCAGCAGAGAAAGAAAAAGAAGTACTTGACCCATTCGCAAAAATGTTTGAGGGATAACCTACACAAAACTAAAATTTTGTGGTATAATAATTTTACGAAATGATTGGTAGGCGTCAATTAACCTCTCGTGACACCGCAAGCGAGAGTACGCTAAAACGCACTCTGATGAGTAGCTATGTGAGAGTTGGAAACCTTAACTCACAGCGGTACAAAGTGGTTCACCACACTCCACATTAAAAATGGTTACTGTTGGAAACTGAACAGTCGTGGACGGCGCACGTAAACGACCGCTCGCCACAGTATCTGGCGCAGAGTGTGATAGTATGACCCTACTTGACGACAGGCACACTAAAAGCAGATATGCACTTAACGTAGGGCGTGTATATCTGCAGATACTAACCTCCCACTAGTCTAGATAACTAGTGGGTCTTTTTTTGTGCTATAATATAAGTGACTAGCATAAAAGGAGGATACATAAATGTTTGATCCAGTACAAGATTATATAGATTTAATTGAAAAAGGATATATAGAAGGCAAGAAATATATTGTTGAAGATGGTAAATATAAGACAATTAAAGTGGATATTCGTGTAGGAACAAAAATAAAAAAGGCTATTGAACGTCATCAGAGAGAGATAGAGTTGTCTAAGGAGTCAGATTATCCATATATCTATAGACCAGAAGAAGCCTTACCTGTGATTAGATTTATGGAAATGCTACCTGACCCAAAGAGTCGTAAACCTATGAAGTTAGCCACCTTCCAAAAATTCATTATTGGTTTACTATATGGGTGGCGTAAAAAGAGAGATAATACTAGACGTTTTAGAAAAGCATACATCTCCCTAGCACGTAAAAATGGTAAGTCTTTAATCGTAGCTGGGATTGCCTTATATGAGTTTTTGTTTGGCAAGAATCCAGCAGCTAGCCGTCAAGTAGTAGCGGCAGCGAATACAAAAGATCAAGCTGGAATCGTTTTCAGAATGCTAAAGTCTCAGCTGACCGCACTTCGTAGCGTATCAAAAGAAGTTAAGAAAAGAACCACTGTTCGTAGATATGATATTGAAGCTAGTGATGACTCAACTGTTAAGCCATTGTCAAGTGACGCAGACACACTTGATGGATTGGACGTTTTGTGCGGTATTCTTGATGAGTATGGTGAGGCTAAAGACACAAGTATCATTGAAGTATTAGAATCATCACAAGCACAACAATTAGAAGGATTAATTTTAATGATATCCACAGCCACAAAGAACCTAAATGGGCCAATGTTTACTATAGATTATACCTTTGTTGAAAAGTTACTAAATGACGATGTTAAAGCGGACGCCTATCTAGCATTATGCTGGGAGATGGATAGTCTATCAGAAGTGGATGATGAAGCGAACTGGATAAAGGCAAATCCTTTACTAGAAATACCAGAAGCGTATGAATCAATGATGGAACACAAGGGCAACTCACTTGACGAGTATAAAGGTAAAATGGATCTGTCAGGTTGGTTAACGAAAGAAATGAACTTTTGGGTACAATCATCTAAAGATAGTTTTGTAACCAAAGAGGAATGGGACGCAGTGAAAGCACCTACTAATTATAATATTAGAGGTAGAAAAGTATATATTGGTATTGACTTAGCCAGAACTTCAGACATGACAGCGGTTTCATGGATTATTCCAATAGAAGAAGAACACAAGCTATTACTAGACACACATGGGTTCGTATCATCAGTAGGAGGTATTGACCATAAACAGTCAATTGACAAAATACCATATAGACAGTATGAGTCAATGAACCTTATTCATATTTCACAAAGGGAGGATGGTCTGATAGATAGTGAAGAGATGTGTGACTGGATACGTGACTTCATAGATTATAATGACTTACAATTGGTAGGAATTTATTATGACCCATTTATGATGGATAAAGCGTTAATTAATCTAAGTAAAACCTATCCCAAAAAACTAATTGAAGTACCACAGAAAATCAACTATTTATCTTCACCAACAAGAGCACTGCGTGAGTTAATTCGTAGAGGTGAAGTAATGCACACCAATAATCCTTTATTGAATCGTGCGGCATACAACGCTATGATTAAAGAGTACAACGACAGCGTTGCTATTGATAAGCAAATAAACAGGAATAAAATTGACTCACTTGATGCCATCATAAACGCAATGAGTGACGCTCAATATCATGATTATGACGCTCCAACATTGCAAGATTTATTAGATAGTGGTGAGTTTGGTTTCGGTTACTAATACAACAGAAAAAAGTATACCTAAACAGCATACTTTTTTCTTATATTTTGTGTTAAAATAGAGTTAGAAATATCGCAAAAGGAGCGTGAAAACATGAAATTTGTTGCGGTTATTGTAGCTGTTTTGTATATAATTAGCGCAGTATTTATCGCTTTATCAGCGTTTTTAGTATCAAATATCATAGGATTATTCACCTGTGGTATATTATTCATGATACCGACCATTGTTTTATATCATGAAGCCACAAACTCAGGAGAAGGGAGGTCATAATAAATGGGATTATTCATAAACAACGGAAACCCAGTTACAGAGCAGCAATTTATTGATTATATCAATACTGGAACAGTTTACACTACCAACTTTACAGGTCTAAAGGCGTTGACAAACTCAGATATTTATACTGGAGTGAACATCATTGCTGGAGACATTGCTCAAAGTCCATTCAAACATGTAGAGACTACAACGATTGATGAAAGTTTGTTGCACATATTAAATAAAGAACCAAAGGAAAATCAATCGCACTACACCATGATGTATGCCGTAGTTTCAAACCTTATTTTAACAGGAAACGCATATGTTCTCATCCATAGAAACAATGATAATAGTGTAAAAGAGTTAGAATTTGTAGAAACACAGCAGGTTAATGTCATCAGAGACTTGGCAACAGGCTTATACAGATATGAGGTTAACATGCCATATGGGAATATCATGTACAAATGTGACCCACGTGATATTTTACACTTCAAGTTAAGCACCACAGATGGTTGGCTAGGGCGTTCACCACTATTATCATTAAATGACGAAATATCATTACAAACTAATGGGCTAAAAGTACTGAATAATTTCTTTTCAAAAGGTGTATTCTCTGGCGGCATTCTTAAATTATTAAATGGTACAGTCAACAACAGTGCTAAGAAACAAATTAGAGACGATTTTGAAGCAGTGAATGGAAACGGTGGGGTGGTCGTGATAGATGACTCGCAAGAGTTCACTGACAGTAAAATCAATACAGAAGTACTAAAATTGATTCAAGCTAATAAATTTAGCACACAGCAAATTGCCAAAGTGTTGGGTATTCCAGTAAGTAGATTTGGACAAGAACTAGTCAACTCATCTGACACAGGTCAGAATGATATTTACATTGCCAGCACGATTGCGATGTATGAATCATCTATATGTGATGAGATAAACCTAAAATTAGGAGTAGAGTTGGAGTTAGATTTATCTAAACTACGTCAAGATACAAAAGAGGATAGACTGCGTAGAATCGCAGAAGGAAGAGTTAAATCTGAATTTGCACAAGCCTTGACAGTAAATGACGCTCGTGAATATCTTGGGTTTACTGAGATTGAAGGAGGAGAAGCCCTACTTGGTCAAACACCAGAAACAACTGAAAATAAAACAGAACAGGAAGTGGATGTTAATGAAGAAGAACTTGGAAATCAGAGCCCTACAGACGCTGGAGAAGACAGAGGATAATGTAGTAGAAGGATACGCACTAAAATTTAATAAAGAGTCACGCAACTTAGGTGGATTTGTGGAGACAATTTCACCAGAAGCATTAGACGGTGTAGACTTGACAGATGTACGTTGCTTCATGGATCATGACTCTAGTAAGTTATTAGGACGCACATCAAGCGGAACACTACAGCTGAATGTAGATGATATTGGGTTACATTTTCGTTGTGTACTTCCTGACACAAGTAATGGACGTGACGCAATGGAACTAGTAAAACGAGGTGACTTGAATCAATGCTCAATTGGTTTCACAGTGGCTAAAGACAAATGGATAAAAGGTCAAAACATTATGAAGCGTTCAATTAACAAAATTGGTTCATTATTAGAAATTTCTCTAGTATCAATTCCAGCCTACGATGACACAGATGTGCGAGTTGCTACACGCTCACTAGAAGAAGCTGTTAATGAATTAGAGAAACAACGCTTAGAAGTTGAATTGGAGCTGTTGGGCTTGTAATTTAAAGCCCACAACTTCTGATATGTATGCTATAATTAAAATAGAAAGCTAGTGAAGGAGTGAGATTTATTGAATCGTGAAGAGCAAATCAATAAAGCACATGATTTATTGTCAGAAGGCAAATTTGAGGAAGCACGTAGTTTAGTTGACGCAATTAAGAAACATGATGCAGAAGAGTTAGAAAATAAAGCTTCTGAAGAACAGCCTGAAGAAGATAAAATTGTTGAAGAAACAAAAGATGAAGACAAAGAAGAACAAAAAGAGCCAAAAACAGAAAAACAACCTGAAGAACAACCAAAAGATGAAGAAAAACGCTCATTAGAGCAAGAAGGAGAAGAAGAAAATATGGAAAAAGTAGTGTTAGATGGAAAAGAAATCTCTCAGCCAGAAACAGAAGTTCGTGGATTTTTAGATTATGTACGTTCTCACAACCCTAAAATGGACTTGCGAGCGCTTCCAGAAGGTGTAAAATCAACTGATGTGGGTGCTATTATTCCTCAAGATATTGTCACAAAAACAAAAACATTGCCTGAAACAGTTGTAGATTTACGAAACCTAGTTCAAACAGTAAAAGTAAACACACCAACTGGTAAATACCCTATCTTGAAATCAACAGAGGCTGTAATGCACACTGTTGAAGAACTTGACGCAAATCCAGACTTGGATAAACCACAATTTGAAAACGTACTATATGATGTGGATACTTATCGTGGACAAATTCCAGTTTCTCGTGAATCTTTAGATGATTCAGATGAAGATTTGGGTGCTTTAATTGCACGTCATATCCAACGTATTGCATTGAACACCGCAAACTCTAAAATTGTTGAAAACTTGAAAACAGCAACACCTAAAACTGTTAAGAATTTGGATGAAATCAAAGCAATCATCAATACTGAGTTTGACCCAGCATATAACTTACAATTTGTAGTTTCTCAATCATTCTATAATGAAGTAGACTTAATGAAAGACAATGAAGGACGTTACATGTTACAACCTTCAATCACTGCTCAATCAGGTAAATCACTACTTGGTTTGAATGTGACAGTACTTTCTGATAAATTGCTAGGAGGTTCAGCAGGCGCTAAAGTAGCATTCTTGGGAGATCCAGCTGGATTTACATCATTCTTTGACCGTAATGAAATGGCTGTTCGCTGGCAAGAGCATCAACACTATGGAGAAATCCTAGCCGCAGCTATGCGTTTTGACGTTAAAAAAGTAGACGCAGCAGCTGGTAAATTCTTAACTCTTGCGCCAGAGGTAAAGTAACAGGCGTTACTGTAACACCTGAAACAGCAAGCGTAGAAGTGGGTAACACAGTTGCTTTAACAGCGACTGTAGCCCCTTCTAATGCTAATGATAAAACGGTGACATTTAAGTCAGCAGATGATACATTAGCTACAGTTGACACTAAAGGTGTTGTAACTGGGGTTAAAGCTACTGAACCAGATACACCCGTTGTTATTACAGTAACGACAAATGATGGAAATCAAACAGACACTTGTGCGGTAACAGTAACAAATCCAGCAGGTGGATAACACTAAGAGAGGTGGGGCTCATGTCTCAGCTCTCTTTTATTATATAACAAAGGAGTGATAGAGTCAATGATTACAGTAGAAGAACTTAAAAACAATTTACGGATTGACTATGATGAGGATGACACCTACTTAGAAATGTTACTTGGGGCAGCACAACTCTATATTTTAGGTAGTATTGAAGTAACGGTGTTACCAGATGACCCAAAAACAAACACCCTAATATTCATGCTAGTATCCTTATGGTATGAAAATAGAGTACCAGCTACAAATGCACTACAACAACAAGTACCATTTACTATCACAGCAATGATTCATCAATTGAGGGGGCTAAATCATGGCGAATATCAAGACATCCAAGCTGAACCAGCGGATTACACTACTAGTTAAGACACGCTCACGAAATGAGTTCTTTGAGTGGATTGAAACATGGAATCCAGATAGAAAAATATGGTGTTCCGTCAAACAACAGTATTTTAAAGACTATCAAGACACTTATGGGACAACGCTAGCTAATACAACAAACTTTATTATTAGATACGATACAGGACGACTGGTTTCAAATTCTAATCGCATTGAGTTCAAAGGTAAGCAATATAGAATTGAAGACATTCTGGAAGGTTCATTTGATAGAGACTTCACTACATTAGTATGCAAACAAGTGGAGGATTAACTATGAAAAAGAATTATGTGGATTTTAGTTCAGCCTATAAAGCGCTAGGTAAAACGGAAAAAGAACTTGAAAAATCAATGCTCAAGTCTGTAGAAGTGGCTGGAGAATATGCGTCAAAACAGTTGAAGACAAAGACACCAATTGATTATGATACCAAAACACATATGCGAGACCACATTGTCTATAGTAAACCAACTGTGAATAAACCAGTATCAGAAGTTGGGTTTGATAAGCAAGTAGCATGGAGAGCGCATTTTGTTGAATTTGGAACAATTAAACAACGACCACAATCCTTTATACAAAAAACAATGAGAGATATAGAGAGTAAAGTAGCAGATATTATTCAAAGTGAAATGATGAGGAGGATGAAATAATGAAACTACCAATTCTAATGATAGCTGAGGTATTAGAAGAATCTATCCCAGAGATAAACTGGTTTGTCAATCAAATTGAAGAAGAAAAACAAGTAAATCCACCTTATCCATTAGGACGTATAGTAGAGTTATCTGGTGACTATGTAGATTATGCCTCAGAGCAACCTAATTATCTAACAACAAGCGTTCAGGTAGACGTATGGGTGCGTGATGTACAAGAATCAAACAAGTACTACTTTTTACTTGATAAAGTCATGAGAGATCAAGGTATTCAATGTGCATATACAGAAGAAACACAAGATCAGGACTTGAAAGAAGGACGCAGGATTATTAAGCGTTATGTGTTGTCACAGCGTGTATTGTAATCAAACACAACTGCTTGATAATATGCTATAATTAACCTAGTAAGAAAATAAAAATAAAAGGAGTTTTTAGTATGGCATTAGTAGGATTCGAGAAAGCCATTATCTCTGTGCCAAAATCAGGCGGAGTAGGCGTAGACCAATTAGTAATTGATAAGACAGGTGGAGGTACAATTGAGGCAAGTATCTCAGGAATTTCACCAGACCAAACAACAGTATATGCTTCCAATGTACCAATTTGGGTATCAGCAAAAGGTGTTGGTGAGTTGACAGCTTCATTAAACGTATTTGATCTTTATAAAAATGGTGTTTATGAGAAGATTTTAGGCATCACTCGTGATTCAGAAGGTATTGCATCAGTTGGACAAGATACAGAAGCACCATATGTGTCAGTAGTATTTGTATCAAGTACTGCAGATGGTAAGAAGATGTTGCTTGGTTTGACAAAAGGACGTTTCTCACATCCAGAACTAGCCCTAAACACCTCAGAATCTGGTGGAACAGAACCAAACACAGAAACAATTGAAGGTTCATTTGTAACGGACTCACGGGGCATTGCTTATATGAGTGGTGTGGAAGATGGTAGTACGTTAACACTAGAAAAATTCATCAAAAAAGTAAACAACGTATTATAGTAATCACTAAACCTAGTCTTGATTGACTAGGTTTTTTATTTGCACAAGTAAGTGAATCTATGTTATAATGAAATAGTAAATAAAACTAATTGGAGGAACGAAAATGATTACATTAAAATTAGAAATTGATGGAAAAACAAAAGAATTTAAACAAAAGTCAGTTAAGGTGCGTGCAATGCGTGAAATGATGAAATTCCAAGCACGTATGGAAAAGGTAGAGTCTGGAGAAGAAGAAATGTCAGCCTTAGAACAAATTGATACAATGATTATGCTAGTAGCTGATGTATTTGACAATCCAGAAGTAAACTTTGATACAATTATTAATGGCATAGAAGCTGACAAATTGGATGAAGTATTGGGTGGTGTATTTAACGCTATTGGTGGTGGACAAGCAGACCCAGCAAAAAAGGAGAAAAAGACCTCTCAGAAATAAGTTGGGAGGAACATCTAGACGCAATAGATAAAGTATATACAGATCTTTTATCTAGTGAGTCTGGAAGCTGGTCTCTATCTGAAGTGAATAATGCAGATTATAATTTACTAATGGAGCTGTTTACGAAAGAGAATAAACCTAAAAAAGAAAAACTACAAGACCCAATAGATTTCTTTGGTACATTTATGAGTCCACAAGATATGGCAAAAGTAAAAGGTGAGACACTTTAGCACACCGCTAGAGTGTCTCTTTTTATGTTATAATAGATTAAGAAAGCAAGCAAAAGGAGTGAAATGCATGGCACAAGATAGACCTATAGGAAATATGAAGTTTGGGGTTGGATTTGATGGTTTAGATGAGTCTTTAAATACATTAGATAAGTTAAATAGAGCAATTAAACAGACAGAATCAGCAATGAAAACCAATATATCTACAATGGATAAAGGTAATAAAACCGCCGCTGATTATGCACGCGTAGAAGCAGATTTAACGAGAGCATATGAATTACAAGCTAAAAAAATTGCATTACTAGAAAAAAGAAAAGAAGAACAAATCAAAGCACATGGTGCTGAATCAGCAGCAGTTGCTAGAACAGTTGACCAAATTAACAAAGCCTCAACAAAATACAATCAGTACAATAAAGAGATTGATAAAAACAAACAGGCACATATTATTGCATCAAGTGGTGTAGATAAATATAGTAAGGCATTGTCTGAAAACGAGAAACAGATGAAACAAGAAGTGTCTGCATTAAAGAGTTCTGGTGATAAACTTGGAGCATATAAAGCACAAAAGAAAGGCTTGGAGACACAAGAGAGACTAACCACTAAAGCTATTGCAGCACAAGAAACTGTAGTTAAAGAATTAACGAAAGAATACGGTTATAACTCCAGCCAAGTTCAAGAGGCGCAGTCAAAACTAGATAGTTACAAACGTCAACAAACAATTACTTCTAAACAAATTGAGGGAACAAACAAGAGTATCAAAGAAGGTTCAAGTTCATTCAAAGGTTTAAATGATGAAATGAGTAAATCTGAAGGTGCTAGTACTAAAGCTACTAAATCACTAGGTAAGGTTACATCTGGTTTAGGGAGCATGGTTTCAAGCATTGGTAAAGTAGTAGGCAAAGTTGGATTAGGTGCATTGTTGACTATTGGTAACAAAGCATTTAACGCAGTATCATCAAACGTAGACTCAGCTATAAAGCGTATTGACACATTAAAAAACTCAACACGTGCGTTTGAAAATATGGGCTTCTCAGCGGACAACACTGCTAAAGCAATGAAAAATATATCTAAAGCGATTGAAGGATTACCTACCGCTTTAGATGATTCAGTAAAGAATGTTCAATTATTGGCAGCATCAACAGGTGACTTAGACTTATCAGTTGACCTTTACAAAGCGCTGAACGATGCAATAATCGGGTTTGGTGGAGATGCTAACATGGCAAATAATGCTATTGTTCAGTTATCCCAATCCTTCTCTAATGGTAAAGTAGACGCGCAAACATGGAACTCCATGATAAACTCAGGACTTGGGCCAACATTAAATGCCCTAGCTAAGCAAATGGGCATAACTACTGGTGAATTGAAAAATGGTCTTTCAGAAGGTAAAATCTCAGTCAAAGACTTCCAAGAAGGACTAATTAAACTTGACCAAGAGGGTGGCGGCGGACTTAAATCACTAGAAACAATTGTTAAAGATTCAACTAAGGGTATTGGCACTTCATTAGAAAATGCCAAAACTGCTATGGTGCGTGGAACTGCAGCGTTGATTGAATCAGCAGACCAAGTGTTAGCTAATATGAACTTACCAACAATCGCAGAGATGATTAGTAACTCTGGTAAAAAAGTAGAAGACATAATGAAAGCTGTAGCTTCTGGGTTGCCTGAACTTGCTACAAACTTTGCTTGGGTTGGAGATGTATTTGGACAAATTGGTGAGTTGTCATCCGCGGCCTTAGGTAAATTTGGAGACTTTGTAACTGGGATTAAAGATGGTGTGAGCGGTTTGATTGAGTATATTACAAACGTTTGGAGTGGTACAGCAACAAACGGAGATGATTATATACTAGCGCAGCTAGGTTTTGATTATGAAACCATATGGGCGTTAGATGATTTCATCACACAAGTTAAGGAGAAGGGTGAAGTATTAACCCAGTATATTAAAGGTTTCTGGCAGTTGTTTACTGGTGATGAAGCTACCCAAATGCAAGGGTACTCTTTACTCCGTTCATTAGGAATGAGTCAAGAAGATATAGAAGCACTAGAAACAGCTAAAGAAAATATTAAGACAGCTTTTGATTCTGTAAAAGAGGTGATAAAGAAGCTTCTTGAAGAAGGCTTGGATAAAATGATTCAAGCATGGAAAGATTTAGTTAAGATTTGGGAGGATGATATTGCACCTGATTTATTACCACTATTTCAACAGTTCAGTGGATGGCTCGGTCGTATCACAGGCGATTTATCAGTTATTACTGGCGCATTAGATAACTTTGGTGGGTCATCACAAAGTAACTCTAACGTAGTTATTGACGCATTTGGGCTGATGTGGGAAGGTATCAAGCTTAAACTAGCTTTAATAATGTCCACCGTTGAAACCGCTATGATAATCATTTCCAGTACTATCAAAATTTGGAGTAAGATTTTCAAAGGCGACTGGGGTGGTGCTTGGGAAGAAATCAAAAACATGTATGATCGTATATCTAATTCAATCAAAGAAAATTTGAAAAACACATTCTTAGGTGATATGATTAACAGTATTGAGCAGTGGAATACCAAAACAACAGCAGCGTTCACTGGTTGGATTAGTGATATATCTACCAAATTTAGTACATGGGTAACTAAAATGAAGAACTGGTTTCAAAACTTACCAGGTGAGTTAGCTGATAAGTTTAGATCAGGAGGAAGTAAAGTTGCTGATGCCTTTAAATCTGTATTTAATGGTGCATTGAAAGCTATTGGAAAACCAGTTAACGCAATCATACATGGAGCTTCATGGGTGCTAGAGAATTTAGGCGCTGAACCGTTGACAGAATGGGAAGTACCACAATACGCAAAAGGAACACCAGCCGGTGGACACCCAATTAATGGACCAATGATGGTCAATGATGGACGTGGAGCAGAAATGATCATTAGACCTAATGGACAAGCGTACATTCCACAAGGTAAAAACGTAGTACTAAACGAAGGTAAAGGTACACACGTTCTAACTGCTGAAGAGACTGCAAACGTCATGGGTTCAAAAGTACCAAAATATCGTTACAAAAAAGGGACTAACTTCTTTGGTAACATGTGGAACAGTGTGAAAAATGTTGCTGGTAATGTAGGAAACACACTTAAAAACGTAGTAGGTGATGTGTGGGACTTCATTTCAGACCCTGGCGCATTAGCTAGAAAAGTACTGGGTGGTTTAGATGTATTAGGTGGCCTAACAAAATACCCATTAGAAGTAGGTAAAGGTATTCTATCTAAAGCAACAAGTGCCCTGACTGAAAAAATCACTGGTCTGTTTTCATCTGGTAACTTAGATACCTCTATAGGAACAAATGGTGTCTATAAATATTTAGCAGATGTAGCTAAGTCTGTAATGAAGAAATTCCCAGGCTTTATGGTAACATCAGGATACCGTGAAGGTGACCCCTATTCGCATGGTAAACGTAACGCCATTGATATTGCACTACCTGGTGTCACAGGAGGCTCGCCACGCTACACAGAAGCAGCAAACTATGCGTTTGATAAATTTGCCTCTAAGATTGGTTACGTAATCACTAATGGTAAGGTTCGTGACCGTTCAGGACAATCAGGTCAACCAGCAACTGGTGCATGGGAGACATGGCCAGCTGGAGACCACTACGACCACGTGCATTTAAACGGTATAAAAGACCCACAAAACACTCAAATCTCAGGTGATAGCTTGGGAGGTAGTGGAGTAGACCGTTGGAGAGGTATCGCAACACAAGCTCTTAGAATGACTGGTCAATACTCAGCAAGCAATCTAAATGCATTACTGAACCAAATGCGTACAGAGTCAAATGGTAACCCTAAAGCTATTAACTTGTGGGACCCAAACGCTATGAAGGGTACACCATCAAAAGGCTTGCTTCAAGTAATTGATCCAACCTTTAGACAGTATGCAATGCCAGGATACAACAGTAACATCTATGATCCATTATCTAATATTCTAGCTTCAATCAGATATGCTCTAGCAACATACGGTTCACTAACAAATGCATATCGTGGAGTTGGCTATGAAAATGGTGGCATAATTACTAAGCAACATATGGCAATGGTTGGAGAAGGCAATAAAGAAGAAGTAGTTATTCCACTAACTGGTTCAGGACTTAAACGTTCAAGAGCTATGCAACTATTGGCATATGCTAACGAAAAACTTGGTAAAAACAATGATCCAATAACCAGCCCATCCACAAACGCAACAAATGTGTCTGATATGGCTCAACTGATTGCATTAATGCAGGAGCAAAATCAGTTACTAATGGGCATTCTAGCTAAAGACACTAGCATAGAGATAGATGGAATAAAACTAAATAGTAAATTAAATACAATTAGACAAACACAAGAACGTAACAACAGACGGAATCTTGGTCTAATTTAATTAAAAAGGGGCTTGCGTTAAGCCCCTTTTTATGTTATAATGAACATATGAAAGAAGTAAGGAGAGAGATAAATGAGTGAAAACTACAATTTTTTAAGAACATTCACCTTTGACGGAAAAGAGACTAATCAATTATTTCAGATTGCAAAAGTGAACATTCCGTTTCTGAGTAAAGATAATGAGTTTTATAGTGTAGGTAACTCTGATGGCAAACATTTTCGTAACTCAAGATTAGGTGAGTATTCTATATCCATTGATGGATTCGTAATAAAAGACAATACTGGTAAAAGTGTTTCTGATTCGTTAGACGAATTAAAACTATTGTTAAACTCAAAAGAACCTAAACAGTTAGTTTTTGATATGTTACCAGATAGATATTTTAATGCTATTTTTTCAGGGGTACAAGAATATGATGCTACTAATCTAGATTACACCCCACTTACATTAGTGTTTGATGTTCCTGATGGGTTAGCACATTCAATCCATGCAAAAGTATATTCAAACACATCCACCACTGGAACAAACATGGTGCTTGACTCAGAGTACACTAATCCTAGAAAGTTCCTAGCACAGTGGGCGACAGTTTTAGAAACAACACATGATGGTTCAGCGATTGCACGAGGTGATCTAACAGGAGGACTACCAAGCGGATACAGACCTGTTGAACCAAACTATTACTGGGTTACTAGCACACTGTACAATAGACGTAATATTAAAAAATTGGAGATTGGACAAGCAGTGTCATTTAGTATTGAAGCTAAAGTAAATGCCTCAGATGATGATCCAACTATCACAAAAGCAGGTACAATACGTGCTGAGTTATGGAGTTCAAAACCACTTAAGGTTGTCAAGTATATAGATATTGATATACCTAAAACAGCCACTACTTGGCAAAAATATGGTACTGTGATTAATGTTGATGAACAAGCTAAGGGTGCTGATATGATTAACTTAGCTTACTGTTTAAATGGTAAGGCGAGTATTGACTTTAGTAAACCTATGATGTCATTGTTACCAGACGTGGAAACTAAGGATGCTAATGAGCCTCTAGTTGGTGCAAAACTATACTCTAACAGTTTAGACTTTGGTGACTATGATTATTCGGGGAACCCTAATATTGCGCCTAATGTAGGTTTTAATGATTTCTACAACAATGGCTCTCAAACTGGTTACACGGCTAAAGATGAAGTAGACCACATTGTGGTTACAAGGACTGCAGATGCGCCTGCAGCAGGGAAGTTGGTTGACTTACGTACATTAGTCCCTAATAAGACTTACACTATCAGCATTGATGCATGGGCCGATAGAGAAATCCCAGCTAATGGGATAGAAATTGCCCTAAGATTGAAGGAAGGAACTGAAGTTCGTACAGTTCAGATTCTCAGTGGTAAAACTGTAGGGACTAAACGTGCTACATACAGCACAGAATTCACTACTTCATCTAATTTTATTTTCTCTGAAGAGTCTCGTGTGTCTTTCTGGTTTAACTCCAATGCAGGAGAATGTACATGCTGTTTAGGCTATAACATCAAAGTCGAAGAAGGTTCAACAGCCACACCATACCAGCCAAACTTATTAGACGCTCCATATTATTTGAGTAAGGCGGCTTTGGGAGAGAATATTGCTGACCCTACAAAAACCTTTCCTATTAAAACGCGCGCATATTTAGTGTATAGCGGTACAAACACGGAACCTTATATAGCAGGTCAACAATATACAATAACTATGAAAGCTACTAAACCAGCAACGCAAGTATTTAATGTTTTTCTAAATGAAGGAACAATAGGTTTTGGCACAATGACCCCTGTAGAAGGTTTAACTAATGTTTGGCAGAAGAAAGTTACTGTTAGTCAAGATCTTATAGATGCCGGAGTAAAAGATAGACTTACAATTTATCAGGTGCCTAATTCGTCCGTAGGAGATGTTCAAATTGACTGGCTCAAGATTGAAAAAGGCGATACACGTACACCGAATATTGATTATTATAAATACAGAGGTTTAGCAACTGCACCAAGCAACAATCCAAAAGACTATTATTGGTCGTACACTCCTGGATATTACAACGCAATAACGTATAGTCCAACAGGAAGTACTATTGCAGATATGATATCTATTAAAAATAACGGAACATATAGTGCTTACCCAACATTCAACTTTACAATGAATGGTGAAAATGGTGTTGTAGCTCTTATTAATGACAAAGGTGGCGTATTACAGTTTGGAAATCCAGAAGACTTAGATGGAACACAAGCAACTAAAATGGATTTTGGACTTAAACAAAGCATGTGGGGTAATACTTTACCATCAAACATAATCGTAAACAGTGGTTTCAAATCAGTATGGCCGTATTTTAATGGTAACCACAATATACTAAACATTGTGAGTGGTTCAATCAGTCCTACGATAAATATTGATGCAATTACCCCTTTTTTTGCAAATACTCCTCAGGATATACTTCATGGCCCTACTGTGATGTTACCAATTGCGCCACCATCAACGAACGATAGAACCGTTGAATTTGGAGCATATACTCGTTTCACATTTGAAAACTACAGTGTTAAGCAACGAATTAGACTTGAGTTCTCACTAAATGATGAATTAGGCGAAAATGCAATGACCTTTATTGTACGTGACAACAGTCTTACCTATGACGTGATTATTCTTGAAATGTGGTATAAAGGCAAGAAACTTAACCAGGTTAGTTTAGATAGAAAATTATTTAATAGTAAGAAATTTGAAGTAGGGATGGAGCGCTTAGGTAGCACTCTCAAATGGCGGTTTGGACAAGTAAATGCAATAAACAATTATGGGAATGCTGTTTTGAGTAGACAATATGAGTTTGTTTGGCAACTTGAAGAAGCTGATAAAACTAAGTTCAGTGCAATGGGAGCATGGTTTATGAGACACTCAAATAGTCTACACACATTAGTCAATATTACAGATATGCAAGCAAAATGGTACAATACGCCATTTTTTAACAACATTCGTAATCAATTTCAAGATGGAGACCAAGTAACCATTGACGTAGAAAAGAGATTACTATTGATTAATGGTGTAGTTAATGATAGACTGAATGTGGTAGGGAATGAATGGGAGAAATTCAAAATTGAAGTAGGTAACTCAGTGGTTAAACCTATTGTATCAGAATGGGCAGAAATGGCAAACGTTGATGTCACATTACGTGAGACATATTTATGATGGAGGTATTGAAATGGATTTTTATATAACTGATAGAACATTCGATTTACAAACAATTGTTTCAACAGATGGTATTAGTGAATTTCAAGTAATAACAACAGAGGATACTGTTGAACTAGCAACTGGATCAAGAAGGCTGACCTTAGCGTTAGCCTTCACTGGAGATAACACATCATTAATTAAGCGAAAAGTTGCGGTTGGTAATTATGTTTTATATCAAGATTTAAATAGTAAATTTATTTGGATGACTATTCTAAAGGTATCCCACAACCCTCTAACTGGAGTGAGACATCTTGAGTGTGAAGATGCAGGGCTAGACCTTTTGAATGAAGTTGTTCCAGCGAGTAAAGATAATGGTAGGCAAACTATTGCATGGTACATTAATAAATTTACTGCAGACTCTGGTTTCACTATTGGTAAAAATGAGATACCTAACTTAACTAGAACGTTAGAGTGGGAAAGTGAGAGTACAGCATTAGAAAGAGTGCTTTCAATTGCTACACAATTTGATAATGCAGAAATTGAATTTTCATTTGAATTCTCAGGAAACCAGCTTGTTCAACGAAAGATTGACATCTATAAGAAGCGTGGAGCTAACACAGATTATAAACTATATGTTAATAAAGATATTAATTCAGTTACAACAGAAGAAGATATTTACAGTTTGGTTAATGCAGTACGCCCAATTGGAGGAACTCCAGAGGGTAAGGATGAACCCATAACATTGAAGAATTATAACTATACTGACCCTAATGGTCGTTTCAAGTTAGACAAAAACAATGGTGGTGTTATGGATATGCAAAATATCACTAAATGGAGTAGAACCAATACTGCATCAAACTTTTTTGTACAATATAAAACGTGGACTACTACGAATCAGAAAGAATTGTTAGACAATGCTATTAGATATTTAAAAGAGTATTCAGTTCCTGTAACAAAATATATTGTAGATATAGCGAATATTCCATTTAATTTAACAGTAGGTGATTATTTATCTATTGTTGATGAAAACGAGGAATTGTTCCTAAAAAGTAGAGTTCAGAAGCTGACTTATGATTATACATCAAATAAAGTTCAAGCTGAATTATCAGACTTTCAACGAGAAGAGTCAGGGATATCAAATCAGTTGCGAGAATTGGCAAACAGGTTACAAGATACAATAAGTAGTAGCATACCTTACGTGGTTTCTATAAGCCAATCAGCACCGTTCTTTGTAAATGGTGAGGGTACAATTACTTTGACAGCTTCAATAACTAAAGGCAATTTAGATGTGACTCAATTGTTTACAAATTACAAGTGGACAAGACTTAAATATGATGGTACGCTAGATACTGAGTGGAGTGATACTGGCAGAGAGATAACAGTGACCGCTGGCACAGAATTAAGATACACATATGTCGTTGATGCAACAGAATAAAAGGAGAGATATAGATGGAAGCACAAGGAAGTATTATCATAAACAATATGAAAATAAGCACAAGTTCAGGTACTGTTTACTGGCAAGAGAATGAGCCAGTCGAGCCTATTGATGGTGACACTTGGTTTAAGATTGTAAATGGTTCAGCAACCAATGCATATAGTCGTGAAAATGGTGTATGGGTTGAGGTTGAGTTTGCAAGTCAATTAATCGCTGAGGAATTAGTTGGTAAAATAATTACAGCTGCAGAAATCAATGGTGGAGAAATAAATGGTACTACTATTACCGGTGCTGAATTTCTGAATGAGTATGAAAATGTTACTAGTGGGGTGAATCAAGTTACTGATGGTAAACTAGGTATTAAAGATGGTATTCTACAAGCTGGATCAACCTATTATTTAACAAACAGTGCTGGTGAAAGACTGTATACGTTTTCTACTACAGAAGCAGATATTCATCAAGGGACAGTTAATCTAAGGCAGCGTTTATATAATGAAACAGGTAGCAAAACATCAGAATCTACCACAAGCGTTAGCGGTGGGTTGATTAGTTTGGCGCTTAGTGACGCTTCTGGTAACTATCATGGAGTACTGGATGCAAAAGCTCTAACTAAAACACCCTGGATTACTATAAAATTAGGTCCAGATTTTGCTGTAGCAGAAAATAACCCACCACAGTATAGAGTTAGTTACAATTTAGACGGGTCAAGACATGTCGCTTTTAGGGGTCAGTTCAAATTGGCAAAAGGTAATATGAATGTAGGTACACCGTATTGTCCATTTAGATTAGAGCCAGGTACTGGATGGACACATACCACAACCCTACCCCAATCTATCGCTCCAGAAGTTCCAGCATTCGCAGCACTAACCATAGAACCTGTTTCAGGTGGTGCAATCTCCGGACGAATGGGTCTCAGTACTGATTGTCGTATGGGGTTCTTGCCTGGTACAGCTAGTAAGCATGTTAACTTACAAGGTTTCGCATATGATATAGATTAAGCCCTCAAAAAGAGGGCTTTTTATTTTCTTTTAAACGCATAATCACCCACCTGAGAAAATTTAAACGCCTTAGAATGCTCGTGAGAGACACACTATTTCGCTTATATAGATGGTATAATGATTACAGACCTAGTAAACGAGGTGATAAATGAATAGGAGTGTTTGCTATGAACTTAAATGATAAGGAGTTTGTTTCATTAAAAGAACAGTTAGCAAGAATTGAGGTAAAGTTGGATGATATACCTGAGATTAAAGCTGACTTAAAAGAGTATGGAAGTCGCTTGGAACGTCAATCTGAGAAAGCAGATAAAGCTTATAGCATGTCCATGCAGAATAGAGAGGCATTAGCTGACCTCAAAAACAGCTATACATGGCTAACACGTACAACTGTTGGCGCAGTTATTGGAGCATTAGTTAGTATTGGTTTATCCTTATTTATGAAATAGGAGTGATGTAGAATGAAAAAAATCAACTGGAAAGTTCGTTTTAGCAAAGACAACCTAACATTTATCTTGCGTTTTATTGGCGCATTAGCAGTACCTATCCTAGCGTACTTTGGTTTGAAGTTTGAGGATATTACATCCTTTGATACATTATTGGATGTATTAGTAAGAGCAGTAAGCAATCCTTATGTTTTAGGATTAACTGTAATCAATGCATTAAACATGATTCCAGACCCAACAACTAAAGGTATTACAGATAGTGAAAAAGCATTAAACTATACAGAACCAAAGAAATAAGAAAGAGAGTGATAATATGGTAGAAATCATCAACAAAACAGTCACACGTGGTGTGGCAGGTCGTAGACCAGGTGCAGTGAAGGGTGTAGTATTCCACAATACATGGGGCAACTCAACCGCCAAACAAGAAGCTAATCGTTTAGCAGCAATGAACAACAATCAATTAGCAGCTGGATTTGCTCATTACTACATTGATAAGAATACAATCTGGCGTACTGAAGATACCTACAATGCCGCTTGGCATACGGCAAACAGTGATGGTAATACAAACTATATTGGTTATGAAGTGTGTGGTAACGACCAAACACCTTTAAAAGACTTCTTGCAAGCGGAAGAAAACACATTCTGGCAAATTGCACAGGATTTGAAATACTATGGATTACCTGTCAATCGCAACACTGTTCGTTTACATCATGAGTTTTCAGCCACGCAATGCCCTAAACGTTCATTAATTATTCACACTGGTTTCAACTCAACACAGGCACAACCAGCTAATATAACTAATGCAATGAAGGATTATGTGATTAAAAACGTTCTTAAATATTACAATAACCCTAGTTTGAGGCCAGATGGTAAAGCACCAGCTACAAGTGGTCAAACACCTCCAAGTGGCGCTAATGTAACACCATCAACCCCAAGTCAACATGATAAAGCAGTTGCTGCTACAAAACCTAAACATCAAGGTAATGCGTGGGGTAAACTTGACTACTTTAATGGTCATGGTAAAGACCAAATTCGTGTGGCTGGCTGGTTAGTTCCTGATAAACCACAAGGCCCTATTGGAAAATATGCATATGTAATCTTCATGCAACATGGAACAAACAAAGAATTGACACGTGTTCAATCTGCAGGCATTAAACGTCCAGATGTGAAGAAAGCATATGGTTATCAAGGTGGACAAGAACTTGGGTTTGACGTAACAGTCAAAAAAGATCAGTTCAAAGGTAAAAAAGTGGACGTGATTTTACGTAGAGCGAATAAATCTAATGGTGAAGGCGCAGTAAATGATGTACGAATTGACTCAATCTATTTGAGTTTATAATAAAAAACCACTGGTTAATCCAGTGGTTTTCTTTTGTATTTAATTGGGTACTTACCTTATTTAATTGATTTAAAGTGCTTAGAATGCTCGTGAGAGACACGCTTTTTGAGAGAAATAGGTGTGTTCTTCACCACTAATTGCTCCTACATGGAATAATTCATCTAGTATCATCATCAGTACTTTCATTCTGTGTTCTTGATTGTTTACATAATCAATGTGGGTTACATCTATTATTAGTTTAGGGAAGCCTAAATCTTTAGCCATCCAGTCTTGATAATTAGCGTGATGGTTTCTAAAGTATTCATATAATTCAGTACCCTCTTCAACCTTCTCAAAATCTCTTGCTCGTTTATTAATGCGCTTAATCTCTTCTTCAAAACTACAATTTAAAACAATCATCAAATCTGGTGTTTTCTTTGGTAGTGGTTCTAATTCTTTCAACATACGAGTCAACAGTTTCGTATATACATCCAACTCTAGTTTGTTCACAGAACCTTCGTCATATAGCTGCTTTAAAAAGATTGAATCTTCATATATTGAACGGTCAAGAATACCATTTTTAACACTCATAGCTTCCTGAATAAGTTCAAAGCGCTTGGACAACATGTCAATTTGAAATAGAAAACCATACTTTTGCTTGTCTGCATAGAATTTCTCCAGTGGAGGATAATCCTCTACTGGTTCATATACTGCTTTAGTCTCTAATAATTCACTTAATAATTTTGTCATTGAGGACTTACCTACTCCAATTACTCCTGATAATGTAATAATCATAATCAACTCCCTACTTAAATTCTTCCCATTTGTTTGGGGCAAACCCCATACTTACAAACTCATCATCTTTAAACACTACTGGTAGCGTTCTTAGGTTCATAGTAAGTAATTCATTTAACCCTTCTAGGTTATCATCTACATTAACCTCAGTAAATGAGTGTCCTTTGCCTTTAAACCAGTTCTTAGTCATCTTACACGGCATACAGTTGTTTTTAGTATAAATTTTAATCATTTTATGTTCCTCCTTTTACGTTATGAATTAAGTATAACACCTCAGTTAAGAGGTGTCAAGTGATTAATCAATATAATTTTTAACTTTAAGATTCATAGATGCTTTAAATGGTCTAGGAGCTTTAAACCCTCTTCTACCTTTATTGATACCAATAGAATACGCATGTTTAGCATTTTCAGAGTGTGTAATATACTCAAGATTACTAACATGATTATTTAACTTATTACCGTCTATATGATTTATATCATAACCTTTATTATCACCAACGAAGGATGTCATTACCAATTTGTGAACAGTAATCTGCGTTTGAAACTCTCTACCTCGTCCATCATATAATGAATAAAAGTAATATCCTGAGTTTTGTAGACGAGGTTTTAGTATTCTACCATACTTATTCATTAATCTACCATAATTAGATATTTTGTAGAATGGAAAATCTTTTACAACTTTCCATTCTTCGTCAATCAATGTAGTTTCTGACACTAGGTGTCTTGTATCCAAGTTTAGTTCTTTTGGCATGTGCTTGCTCAATCCTTTCTTTCCACGTTGCGCCAAACCACATCACTAGTAAATCTTCCACCTGGTGTATATAATACTCTTTGTTAATGTCATCAAGAGTTATCCATCCTTCACCAATGGCTGCATTATCAATGGCATAGTATTCAGGAGCATTAGGTAATCCTTTAGTGTATGAATCATCACCAACAACCGTTGTGCCTTCCTCTTCAATTACAGCTCCACGTTTCACCTTGAATATTTCAACAGCTTTGTTAGGGTCTTTTATTGCAAATGTGCGATTTACTTTTTGTGCTTTCATTTCATTACCTGCACTATCACGTACAATAGTATCATCAAACGTCCATCCCGTTTTCGTAATCATTTGAAACTGACGTAGTTCGTCACACTCATAAATGAATTCTTTATAATCTTTTCCTGATACCACATAGTTAATAAAGGCATTTGACACAATCGCTTTAGACACTTTCAATCCATTAGTTAACCCAATAGCACCTTTAAACTTCACTTTTCCATCTGATGTAACTGCCAAGTAATTATTTACATTGGCTTGATATATTTCTCTAAATGGATCATCATCTAAAGTGTATCCTGTCCGTTTCATCCAATCAGTTGCAATCTCATCAATGGCTTTTTCATCTTCTTCACTGAATGGAATATAATAATGTGCGTCTGTGTTTGATTGAATAATAGTGGCGTGGTTTTCAATCTTTTCTAATAAATCCCACATTGCCATCTGTCCAGTAATACATACTAATAACCTCATGCGTGGATCATACAGTTTATTAAACTCAGCCCCCATTGCACCATATTTAGTATTTAGAGGTAGTTTATACCCATTAATCAATAACTTAGTTGGAATTTGAACACCTTTAATTTCAGTAAATTCTTTATTAGAATACTTGGCTTCCATCCGTTCATCTAATAACATTTGATAGATATGTCGCTTATCTTCTGGAATGTTTCTTGACAAGTAGTCAAATAATACCATTGTATTAGGGTACAGTGAACCAACGTCACGCGCGTGGAAGTTTCCTACATGAATAAATGACTCCTTAGCACCATGTATCCCACCTACCCCTAAAACCTCTGTTACATCTCTACGTGGTACATCTAATGAGATGCTTGCATGTCCTTTATCATTAGCTTCAAATTCATCTGTCATAAACGCCTCACGTATGGTCTCTGATTCAATTTCAAATCCTTCTGGTAGTTCATACTTATCTAACTCGTCACCTCTATCAGGTGTTTTTTCAGCCCCTAATAGTTCAGCAGTCAAGTTTGCGTTTGTCATTGACAGTGCCATTTTATCTAAACCAAAGTATAATGCAATTGCAGCTTTAGCTACTAACATGCCTATGTTTTGTTCAAAGCGTTTTTCCGTAGCTAACACATCATTCTTACAGTAAAGTTCATTTAATACTTGCTCTTCTTCTGTTAATTCTCTATCTAAGTCAAAATCAACCTCTGTTTCTTTAATATTGATACCCATGAATGCACTATGCTCTTTCAAGCTGAATCCTCTATTGTCTTGATACAAATCCATTCCAAAAAGTGGTGTTTTCTTAGTATCAAACATTTTATATGCTAAAGCTCTATCATCACTTTCAATGATTGCTTTTGACACATGAAATGGGTTTTTGCCTTGTAAATAAGCACGCATGACATTTGAGTCATATGAGTGTGAGTTATAACCTACAAACAACGAATCTCTATTTGCTAGATAGAACTTGCGCAAAGCGTCTAAATTATTATGAATAACTGTCCATTCTTTAGTGAAGTAATCTCTGAAAACAAATAAATTGTCTTTTTTAAATACTTCAATATCATAAATATAGATTGTTTGTTTTGTTAGTGCCTCGTTTGGTTTCTCAGGTAATATGTCAATTACTGCTCCTTTTTGATTAATAGTTACATTTGGAAAACCATTATTGTATTTTAGAGTAATCATTAACTGCTGTCCAATTTCTATCTTTTCCCAAGTTTTCCAATCTTGCTTACGAAACTTCATAATATAAAACGTAGCGTCACGTCCATCATTTGTGCTACGTACTTTAATCTCTTTCATTTCTTTACCTTTAGCGCTTAAACGTTCCTCTACTTTAATCACTACCACTTGATGGACGCCTTCAATCATTGGGTCAAAGCTTTTACCATTGCCAGCAAGTGCTGCGAATATTTCTAAAAGTTTACTTGCTAACTTTTCATCACCTTTAAATTCTGCAATATTTTTCATGCCTTACTTCCTCTCTCGTTTGAATATAATATAGTATATCACGTCTATTGTTAATACACAAGTGCAAAATATAAATTCTATGAAACTTTCTATTGTGTGTCTCATTGAAACAATCTCCAGTGTCTTGGGTGCCCTTGTGTTTGCATATACAAGATATCCTCTAACTTATAAACGGCAATCTTTTTCTTCTTGTTAGCAATCATCATCATGGCTGGATCAATCTTAATATATACCTCATTAAAATGTCTGTTGATAATTACACCATCTTCATCTTTTACTGTTAAAATCAAGTTGTCTACTAACATCATTTTAATCTTCCTCCTACTATTTAAAGTTTTGTTTGTTCATCAACGCACCAATAATATTTAATACTGAAATAATTACTGGAATACCTGTCCAACAGAACACTAGTTTAATAAGTCCTGTACCTGTTTTACCAATATAGAAATCATGGGCACCAATTCCTCCTAAGAAGAGTGCTAGTAATAGATAAATCATCAAACTTGGCTTACTAGAATCCTCTTTTATACTTTTAAGTTGTGCTAATTGTTCCTTTAAAATTTCGTTTTGTAGCTGTTCATTTGACATTTTAGTTTCCTCCTCATGTTGTGGTGTGTTCATTTTCTTCAATGTTTCTAATACTGGATTTTGCTTAGTCATTTTAATCTTCCTCTCTTTATCTTATGAATTAAGTTTACCATGCAAAGCTCACTTTGTCAATCTTTTTAGCTGCTAACTTTAAATCTTTTTCTAAGAAGGCTTCTGTTGAACCAGAATAAAGACGGATCATGTAATCCCAACCATCAACTGGATTGTACAACTTATACAACAGCACACCTTTATCTTCTTTATTGCCTAATCCGTTTAGATTATCGTCTTTAAGTTCTACTACGTTTCCAATCTTGATTGTCATATTACTCTACTCCTTTATATTTGAATGTGTAACCATCAGTGTGATTACGATTACCTTTTAGAACTGATGTGATATTTCCGTGATGCAAAGCTAATTGTCTAGCACATTCAGCTGTTCCATAGAACTCTTGAGATTCACCTGTTTTGATATTAGTTGCAATGATTGGAATACTTTGCGTTCTACTCATTCTTTCATTACGTGTTCCATGATTAATATTTTCCTTAGCAGTCATCCATTCAAGATTTGAAACTATGTTATTTGCCTTATTCTCGTCAATATGATTAACTTGCGGTTTGTTTTCTAAATTTGGGATAAATGTCTCTGCTACTAAACGATGAAGTCTCTTAGTGTATACAATACTGTTTTTATATAAGTTAACTAGTAGATACCCTTTTACATCTTTAATACCTTTCAAAACTCTACCTTTACGTATTCTACCTAACTTATCTATACTATCAAAAGATTTAACTCTCCCCAAATTACTAACCTGGTACAACCCTTCATATCCTTCAATATCTTTCCAAATTTCATTCATTTTTATCTTCTCCTATTCTTCATCTTATGAACTAAGTATATCATGTATAAAAAAGAAGTCAACCATTAAGTCAACTTCTTTTACATTTATTTTAAAACGGTAATTCCTCTTCTGTTACGACTTCTTTTTGATCGTCTGGATCAAGTGGTTGTGCCTCTAACCATCCATATTGTGATTTTGGATCCAACATGTTCTTATTAACTGTACAATCAACCACCATTCCAACTGCCATTTCTGCTGTATCCCACGTGATATTTACATCTTCAAACAACTCATTAAATCGTGCCTTAGCTTTTGCAAGTTTCGCTTGATTAGGAATAAATTTATTTAATTTCTCAATATATACTCCTGAGTTGAAGTTAAATGAGTAATACTTACCGTCATGTTCTACGATCACAGCACGTCCTTTTGCTGAATCTTTAATTTCAACAATCGGTACTTGCTTCAAGCGTTTCAGTGAGACTAATGGTTTCTCAATCTTCTTAAATGATGTACCTTCTTCAAAATAGGCTTTGCCTGTTACTTCGTCTACATACATTTCTAACTCTTTATCTTCAAGATTTTCAAATGATCCACCTAAAAGTTCTAAGGCTTTTTCAAGTCGTTCTTTACCTTTTGTATCTTCATCTGTGAAGTCATTCCACGTTTTAGAGTCCTTATCATATGTTTGTTTAAACACTGCTGCTTCATAGATAGCACTATAATCTTCACTGGCTACCTGCAATTTCACACTAATATCGTCTTCCTCTGCGCTAACAATAATTACTTTTTTCAATTCTGACATTTTAATTCCTCCAATTAATTTGTTTTATTTTCTCTCTTACAAAATCTATTATATCATATATTCCCTTACTTGTGTAGCCTGTTACATTATCTCATAATCAATTTTAAGTTTATTCAAATCTTCTTTCTTAATCTTAATTGTCACATATTCAACTGGTTTAGGAGCCTCCTGTTTTTGCTCTTTTCCAGTGAGTATGACAATGTCAGGTACTTTTGTTTCTTTTACCCTATCCTGTTCCTTTTCAAGACGTTCTTTCTCAGCAATCATATTGGCATAGTCTAAAATAGCTTCTTGCATATTATGACCGTTTTTAGAGTAGGCAATTAGAATGGCTGAACGATCATCCTTGTCTGGATATTGTGTTTTTAATAGGTCATAGTCCTGTTTAAATGTTTCAAAGTAAGAAACCACTGCTTCACGTATCTTTTTGTTACTGGTTGCCTTGTTAGTAATTAGTGTTGGGTTTTTTGCAATGAACTTATCAAAAGTAAGCCATTGTGGAGCGTTATATGACTTTTGATATTTTTTAAATAGGTCTTTGATCTGTAACTTGCGTTGTTCCTGTTCACGAGCAGTAATCTCTTTAATTTGAGCATTAATATGACCCTCACCTTCACCAAGTACCTCTTTCAATACTTTTATTTTCTCATTGAGTTCGTCATATGGTGTCATAATTTCACGCTTAACAGCTAGACGTTCTGAGTCTAACTTTTTAATTTCTTTACGAATTTCAGCAAGAAGTTTTTTGTTTTCTATGATGTTTTCCTCATTCACTTCTTGCTCTTTCATACGGTCAGCTAATCTCCTAACATCTTCAAGTGTTTTTTCGTAGCCAATGAATTGTATTTCATGTTTACCTGTAGATCGAATTGATAATTCAAATGCCATGTTTTTCATCCTCCATCTGGAGGCGTTTATACTCTACTGCAAAAAGTTCATCAATTGTATAATTTAATTTGAATAACCATTTGTATTTTTCAATTATAGCAAACAGTTGGTTTTCAGTGTATCCATAATCTAATTTCAAAAGGGTTTTATAGTTCAATTGTATTACCCTCCTTGTCTGTATATTTAACTGCTACAAATGTATCACATTTTTCAATTAATTCAGATACTTGTAAATCTGTAAGTTCACCATAATTATACATTTCATTAACCATTTCCTCAAAGTCATCTATATCATAATTATGAGCGTCAACCTCACTATTGATCATCAACACAATATCATGATCTTCATCAAAAAATTTAACTACTTGTGTTTTCATACTCTATCACCTTCCAATTCAATTGTCATTCTTTCGTCTCCATCTTCTGGTGTGTCTGTAATCCATGTGACCACTCTATTTCCATATTTGGTAACCAGTTCATCTATTTCATATCTAGGTCTGTCATAATAAAACTCATTTTCTTTTTCAAAGATAACTTCTATTTTACCATTACACTCTAGCAGATGTGCTACATCATTCACTGTAAGTTTCTTAGTCATTTTATAACTCCTCCTTAAGTAACTCTAAATCTTCATCACTCAAACGGTCAATCAGTTCAATATCTTCGTCACGTACTTCTTCAAAACGTGCTGCAAACTCTCCAGTTTCAACTAAGACAAGAATGTTTCCAAACTTGTCTACGTGTTGAACGGTACCTGTGTCACCTTGTTCTGCGTGCATTCCATAATTGTTAGTAAATTTTACTAAATCTCCATATTGGTATTTCATTTTGTTATTCCTCCTCGAATTTAATATCAATATAATTTTCAACACCGTTGGGTTCTTTACGTGTTGCGTAACTACTAGCATCTACTTCTAAAAGCTTACCTGTTACAATATCGATAAGTTTGAATCTATATGGTTTTTCTGATAAATCTATAAGTGTACCTTTTTTACACCAACCAATATTTACTTCGTTAGTGCTAGCCTTAAATTCCATACCTATAATAAAATACTTATTCAATCCACTATGACCGCTCTCACATAATCCATTTCCAATATATTTCATTATTCTTCCTCCTATATATTAACTATATCATCTCTTTAAATAATTGTCAACATCTTTTCTCAATATTTTTCCTTTTGATTTTTTAATTAATCCATCAAACGTGCGATATGTTTCTGACTGATGTAACTCTACATTAATCATACCATCTTTTCCAAATTTGTCAACAAATAACTCTCGTTCTGTTGTACTTAAATGACGGTAACTACCATTACTAAACACGTCATATCCAGTGTGTGTTTTCGTTGATTCATAAAATTCAATCACTTTAGGGTCATAATTAGCTTCAAGTAATAGTGTATCAATCTTTAGATCATTTTCCAAAAGATACTTTTCATAGTCTGTCAGTGTACTTAAATCAGTGGCAAATAGAGTGTTTTGGTTAGGTGTCTCCATAATGAAACCATGTGTTTCTGTATACTCTTCTCCAGCTCCATGATAATTCTGAAGTGTTGTGAACTTAACTTCACCAATTTGAAATTGGAAGTCATCTTTGAAGATAAGGTCTAACAGTGGTAAGTTACGTTTTTTCAAGTTATCTTGTACTTCCTGATTGCCTAATACTTTAATGTGCGGAAAGTTTTCTCTAATTTTTTTATAGGTTGTATATACAAGGTGGTCTTGGTGTTTGTGTGTAATTAGAATAAATTGCTTGTTAAATAAATATGGTTCAATGTATTTATATGGCTTCCCTATGTCAATCAAGAATCCTAAATTATCATAATAGATAGAAGCGCAGTTTCCTTTGCTTCCTGTATAGTGAATATCAAAACTCATGGTTTCTGTTTTCATACGATGCGCCCTCCAACTCCCACAATTCTCTACCTAATCTATTGGCTTCTTTCCAATGTTTTTTCTCACATGCTTCTCCAATAGCTACAATTAAGGCATGGCGTTTTGGTTCTACTTTTTTTCTAAAAGGACGTGCCACACGTTGTAAACCTTCTTTTGGATTAATAGCGTAACCAATGTTTGTGTAGTGACTATTTTGTACATTACCATCTTTGAAATATAAGTAACCTAAATTATGCTCGTTTCTAACAAACATCTCTGCTACTAATTGAGAGACGTAGAACTTGCGTGACTTTTTGTGTGAGCCTTCAAGGACTACATACATCTTTCCGTTCTTTGGATCAACTAATTCGTTTTCATATCGTTCTTTGTCTAAATGAAACACGTGACCCTCATCTGTTATAGCGTACATATCATAGGGTTCGTTTAATGGTTCAAATCGCATCTTGTTTTTCCTCCAATTTTATTAGTTTGTCTACGTAGACCTTCACTTTTTTAAGATCTTCAATGCCATTTTTTTGTTTATAACGTTTTAAATATTTGATTGTATTCCCTAAGTAGAAACCTGTGACTTGTTCGTAGGTTAATAGGTCATCTTCAAAAATATCAAATAGTTGTTTTCCTGAGTTTGTTTTATATCTGTTAGTGTTTGTTAGTTGTTCCAAAAGTCATCTTCCTCTCTCTATTAACTAGTTTAATAGTAACACATTCTTGTTTCAAAGTCAACACAAAAGTTTTATTTTATGATATAATTACTTATAGGGATATTCCTCCTCCCTCCTCTCGTTAAGACTAGTCAATTGACTAGTCTTTTTGTTTATAGTTTTGAATATCTGATAAATATCCAAAAACCTCACGTGCTGAATGAAACTCAACTCTATGAGTATCCAGTGGTTCATTAACATGAAAAATCTCTACATAATATTTTAACTCAAATCGTGATTGACTGAATACTGTCACACAATATCCATTTTTAAACTCTGTGCTAAATAATTGCTTATCCATCAATTGTCCTCCTTAATTAGCCAATCCCACATGATTTTTATACTTCCTCCAAATAGCACACTTATTAAAATATTTCCAGCAATCGTTAAAAAACCTTCAGTTGAAGCATACACTATTGTTGCTCCTACAAATAATACATATGACATGATAAACATAGTTTTTATAAATAGTTTCATCGCTACTCCTCCTTATATTTATTATGACTCATAGCCTGAGTTACATACATGTGCGCTTTTAAGTATTCTTCTTTTGAAATAATATTAAAACTATCTAACGCTGTCAAGTACCCATAACAATAGTAGAAATATTTTTCAGACACCTTAAGTTTATGATTCTTTGGTGGTAGTAGTTGGTCTAGTTTAGTGATTAATTCATCGTAATTCATTTATTTGTCCTCCATTCTTCTAATTTCACGCTTACGAACACTCTCATATGTTTGTAGTACTTCATCCTCTGACAGCGGTGGAACACAGCCAATTTGGTTTATATATAGAGACCACACACGAACCTCATCATGGGTTAACCCAGTGGCAAATAATTTACCAATCTGAGTGGTCAGCCAGATATTCCTCCCTCCTTCTCCACTGCCTGCAATTATATCACCTAATAGGTTTGCTGTCCACTTTCTTTCTCTCTTCTTATTCTTTTTAGTAATACTTTTATCTGTGAACATCTCTAACCATTTCTCAGGTAGTTCAGCGATTTCTACGTCACGTACTACTTCATAGTAATTTCCATCAATTTTACTAGGTGGGGCTAACACTATTCTGCCGTGTGTTTGAAAATCAACTCCGTCTAGTTGAGAATGATTTTGAATAAATTGCACTTCATCATATTTATCATCAAGTTTAAAATGGTAATGATACCCTCCGCTTGGTGTCCTAACAACTTTAGTTTTTGGTAATTCAATATCATAAGTATCTAAGAACTCTTTCAAGTTACTAAGACCATCCACTCCATTATGGGTGTCAATGTCTATTACCGCAATACCACTTGTTTTACCAGTGGCATAGGCTACATTTCCTCCTTCTGCTATCCATTTATCAACTAGTTCATCATCTTCACCGTGAAATGCTCCTGCCACCAGTGGTGACTTTGCATTTTTCTTAATTCGTAATCGTTTAATTTTTTTCAAAATAATAACCTCCACCTGTTTTATTAATATACTTATTAGATAGTACTTTACATATTGTTCCAGTGTCAACATTCAATGCTTTTGAGGCTTCTACAACACCATCATAATAATACACATTTCCTGATTTGTCAATAGCTTTTACAGGTATCTTCACTTGTCCTGTTGAAACTATTTTATTAGACTGCTGTTCACTATATGTTGCCCATCTTAAATTTTCAACCCTATTATCAAGTCTATCACGATTAATATGGTCTACTGTTGGTTTATTTTCAGGGTTTGGTATGAATGCTTGTGCTACTAGACGATGGATGCTGTAAGTTTTGGTAACTCCTATGTCTGTTCTTAATCTAACACAGGCATAACCCTGTTTACCCCTTAATTGAGGTGTCATAAGTCGTTCTTTTCTATTTACAACCCCTTTATTACATTTAGTACTTCTTTGTTTCGATTTAACTCTACCTAAACTACTTATTTGATACCTACTTAATAACGGTATATCTTTCCAAATTTCTTTCATTTAATTCCCTCCTCTTATTTATGTACTAAGTATAACACCCCAATTAAGGGGTGTCAACTAGTTTCTACAACTTATTAATATCTTTTAGATACATGTTTACCCACAATCCAATATGCACGCTGTTTTTCTGTGAATTTAAATTCTTTCATTACCATCTTTTTAAATCTAACGTCCTTTAAAGTGTTCGTTGGTTTCTTAAAGTAGCCTTTATATTTCTTTTTCATTTTACGCTCTCCTCAATCATTTCATTTGTAAAATCTTTTCCATTTGTAACTGTGTCAAAAATCTTTTTTTCAATAGGTGTATCAGGCACAATATGATAATACAGTGGGGTTTTCTCCTGTCCATGTCTATCCGTTCTGCCTTTTGCTTGTAAATACTCTGTAGAGCTTAGAGGCATAGAATTGAATATCGTTACATTACTAATCACAAAATCGTTTATACCTGTTGAGGCTGACTTGTATTGTGCTAATGCTACACCATTTTCATTGTTCTTAAATGGTCTCAAGTCTTTTACTGCTCCATTGTACGTACCATATGATCGTTTTAGTTTGTCTAATAACCTTCCTAACATCAACCCCTCCCATTTATAGTTATAAAAGATTACTACACGTTCATTGTTGTGTGCTTCAAGTATAGCTTCTAAACGTTCAAACGGTTCTTTAGAGACTTGTTTATTGATTCCATATAGAAAACCATGACTTACTTGTCTTAGTGAGTTGAATAGTTTAGAACTAGTATCTAGTTCAATGGTGTCTGGATTAAATGGTGCTGTTTCTGCTTGATAGATTCTATTTTTCTTTAACTTATTGTACATTGCAGGCTTCTTAGTTTTATAAACATAATCTTGTGGTAAATAACCTTTATCACGCTTATAGTTTACACTTGCATCGTCTATCATTTGTTGTAATAAGTGTTCATTTTGATAACCTACAATATCCATGAATCTCATTGATCCCATCTGTCTCATTTGTTTGATAACAAATAGTTGTTCAAACTCTTTCTTAGGCTTTCTAAAGACGTTTGCTATAAAAAGTTGAGAATACCAATTCTCCAGCTTACCATTACTGATAGGCGTTGCTGTACATAAATACGTGTACTTTGCTTTCTTGCTTAGCTGCATAACGAACTTGGTTACTTTTGATTTAGATACACCCACTTTGTGTGACTCATCAATGATAATGAATGTGTCTTTGTCTACCCATTTCAATAGCTCAGTTAAGCGCCAACTACTCTCAAAACTGATTGCTACATGGTTTGATTCTGATAATAATTCACGATTTTTCTTTGTTCCTTTGTTTAATGCTGTAATCTTCAAACCAAACGCTTCCCCATCTTCTGCAAAGTCTAACACCTTAGGTGCTAGACAAATGATTAATAGTTTATTACACCCACTTTTTATATATGAGCCAATACTCATATATGATTTACCTGTTCCAACGTCTGATAAATTCAAAGGTTTACTCTCAAAATTTTCAATGGCCTCTTTCTGATAATCAAATAGTTTCAACGTATAACCTCCCATTTATACAATATATTTACTAACTTCATATACTTTTTATTTGCTGCATATACTGATACATAATCCACATTTAATATTTTAGCTTTCATGATCCAACTCATAATTCAAAAACCTCCTTAATATCTTGACAAGGTATTTTTAATTTATTAATGGCATAGTTGATAGCTTCCACAATATTCATTGCTGGTATAGTTATTTCCTGAACTGTTGTCTCAAGATAAGGACGATATGGATTACTAGCATATACTTGTACTCGTTTTTCTACACTATAAATAATTAAATATTCTTTAATCAAAATGAATCACCGCCGTTATCATATTATTTGGGTTCACATAAAGTTCATATACTTTCATAAAATCAATTTGATCTGAAAAGAACGAGCTTAGTAATTGTTGTGGTGAATAATCTATCCCATTAATTTGTAAAATCGTTTCATCAATATCCACACAACTTAGGTAGTCTCGTAACTTAATCATACGCTATCGCCTCCACTTTAATTTCTGGCAATTCTGGTTGTTTATACTGACGTTCAATTCCATTATCAATACATGATAGTAAAACCATTAGTTCTTGAATTGTGTCACGCAGAATCAATCCAAAGCCTCCAGCCTCACGTACTTTTTGTAAGTAACTGATTTGCAATGAATCTGGTTGATAGTTACCCACCTTCAATTCTAAACTAATCCAATGACCTTTGTAACAACATTCTACATCGCTTCTGCCTACGCGGTCAAACATATTGGCGGTATTTACGTTTACTAAAGCGCCTTTTTCTTTTAAATATTTAACAACTTCTCTACTGAATTGTGCTTCCTTCATGACTTCTTACTCAATCCTTTCTTTTTACCTGTTGCTTTTTCTTCGCAAATTACTAATACTTCATCAATTGACAGGTCTTGTTCTTTCATATGTGTTAGTAATCCACCATATAGCGCCCACATATATTTCTGTTCTTTTTCCCCACGGTCTGGCATGACCTGTGGTTCTAATTCTGCAGCAAAATCATCCCATTCTTTTAATGTTAAGCTCATTTATTCTTCCTCCCAATTTATAATGTTAGTTGTGATAGCGTCTTCTAAGTAGCGCTTTACACGTTGTGCCTCTTTCAGAGTTAATATCACACAGGCACAATCTTCATAATCTCTTAATGTTATACAAATAGTATTATCATACGTTGCAACCTTAATGTATTCTGAGTTTTCTGTTATTAGTTCTTTTGTGTAATTCAATTTATCCATCTTAAATCACCTTCACTATTCTAATTTGTTTTAATGTGTATCCTCGTAATTCATAATGTTGAGCCAGCTTTTTTATGCTATATTCATCTATAGGTACGTCGTACATATCCCTTACCCATTCTCCTTTATCGTTCAATACTTCTATGGCATACGTGTGTTCTGGATGTCTACCAACAGTGTACATTTTAATAGCCTCCTTCTTCTAGCCAGTGTATAAGTACCCCAGCTCCGTAAATTACTGCTCCAATAAATAATAACCCCATCATCATAAATGTCATTTTAATTCCTCCCTCTCTATATTTATATAATACAATACCCTCAACAATAAGTCAAGGGTAAACTTTAAAATTATTCAATTATTTTCACAATAGATACTATATGCTCTAATCTAAACACACTATCATACTTAGTTGGTGTTCTACCTGGTTTTTGTTCACCTTCATACTCAAAACGCCACAAACCTTTACCATCTGATTCTGCCACTGTATCCCAAACTGTATCCCAATATGTTTCTTGTAAATCATCTTCTGTTCTGACCACAAATGGTGTATCACTGTTTACTGTGTATACATAATATTTGTTCATCTTTCTACCACCTCTTCCACTGGCACAGCAAATGGCCAGTATCTTTCATCTGCTGATTTAATCGTAATTTCATCTAATGTTGAAACAAAACCTTTTCTAGGTTCTTTTGTATGAAACAGTCTAGTTTCATCACTTGTGATTTCATAATGTAGATACAAATACTCTAGTTTAAGCTCTGCTTCCTCCTCATCCCAAACTTAATATGGTAGTCTCACATAATACAACTGCTCTTCCTCAATCTTTACTTCTTTTTTGTTCATTTCTCTTCCTCCTATTCTACGTCATTGAAAATGTTTACATACTCTGTCCCTGCTAATGCGTTCATTAAATATGGTCTAATTGACTCATTGTCTCCGTTGCGTGCAATCTTTAGACCAGTGAGTACTCGTGCTTTACTTGTCCGTTTTTCTTCAAAGCCTTGTTTTAAAAGCAGTTCTTTCATGGTACGCCAGTTCATTGATTTATTAATATTATTCTCTTTAGTGTACACATTAAAAATATTCTTCAATAGTGTTAGATTAACAGTGCCTTCTTCATCTTCTACAATGACAGGTACTTCACTCAAAAACTCTTTAGATGGATCATTTGATTCAATATAAGCTTTTTTGAAGGCAATCATATCTTCTGTTTCTGTGAATGGGTTTTCACCATTTGTACCTGCGTCTAAAATCTTTTTGAATTGTTGAATACAGAACCATGCAAATTTGCCTAGTTGCTCTTTTGACTCACGTTCCTCACGTTGTTTGTTGAACTCATTAATGCGCTCACGTGCTTCTGGTGTGTCAAGATTGGTGTTGAAGTTTAGGATAAGAATACGTCTATACCATCCATTTGTGCGGTCGTTAAAGGCTGGTAGTTCATTCATGGAAAACATTAACTTCGCATAGTTTGTAAAACTGAAAGCGTCTTTTCCTTTTTTCTCAGCGTGAACGGCATCAAGACCTCCTGAAAGCTTTTTCAGTGTCTCTGTACCTTTTACAAAGTTTGCACTTGAATCCGCTTCAAAGTTCAATAATTTATGGTGCAATGAAGCTTTGTCAAAACGATTGTTTTTGTCTGCTAAGCTGTCTAGACCAACTGCTGAGCTGTTTTTGAATCCAATTAATTTGTTCATGATAAATCCACCTACATATGATTTACCATTTGAGCCATTACCTAAGAGATATAAAATAGATTGATATTTGTACTCTCTATAATACATATACCCAATGTACTCATATAATGTTTGGGCTTGGTCTTTTAGTAGATAATCAATCCATTGTTTTGCGAGTAGTTCATCTGTCTCATCTGTTTTAATTAAAGGGTATGGCAGTTGAAGTGTGTGGTAATCTTCTAATCTTGTTTCACGAATATCATTTGTCTTAAAGTCATATGTCCCATTTTCAAAGGCAATAATGTTTGGGTTAGGGTTGTCACCTAGTGGGGCGTGTTCCCCACGTGTCATGGAGCGATTAGCTAACTCAGGAGCTAGTTTCTTCATTTCTTTGCGAATCTCATTCCCGAATTCTGGATTTCTGAATTGTGGTGTGAATTTTGGTGCTAAAATGTTCTCAAAATACCAATCTGAATATTTGTAACTACCTAGATTTACCTCAGACCAGATACGTGTGTCTGCATTATATACGTATGGCGCATTCAAGTTAGGGTGAGCGTACACATAGGCTAGCTGGTTAAATTTATCAATGAATAATTCCTGTTGAATCTCAAATTTTGGTTGTGTACCATCTTTTCCTCCGTAGTACATCCTTCCTACTTCTGAATTGAAGTCCACAAACTCCTCACTTGGAAAGTTTTTATTTGAAACTGGTAGTAATTCCTCAACTGGTGCTGAGTAATCTATTTTAGTTAGTTCATTCATTATTCCATTTCCTCCTATTTGTAAATATTCATCAAACCAATAATTCTCTTAAATAAATCTATGTCTTTAGTGAGAAAATGAAACCGTTCTTGGTGTAAATTATCTGACCAATGAAAGCTATTTTCTAACTCATTTAATTCTTCAATTATGGTACGCATTTCTTTCTCGCTCTGTTCTATTTTGTTGTGTGTCTGCCAGTAACGTTGAGTGGTGTGGCTTTGCATATTGTCTGGCTCGTTCATATTCATTAACCGCTCTATTGCTTTATCATTAGACTTAGAGAGTCGCTTGAACTCTCTAAGTTGTATTTTCATAATCTCAGTGTAGTACTTGGCTAACATTCTAACATCTTCTTCAAGTTTAAGTAGTCAGCTTGTAACTCAGCTAGAACTTTTTCGTCATCTGTGTCTGTCCATTTGATAATTTCAGCCATGTGAGTGTTTAACCATTCTGAAGTCATCTCTCCTTCATTACTTTCAATTTCTGCCATTGTGTCTACATATTCATCTGCTAGTTTGTCCATTTTCTTTTGTAGTTCGTTGTATTTTTCGTGTGTCATTGTTGTTTCCTCCTCTTTATCTTATGAACTAAGTATAGCATGGAAAGAAACCAGTGTCAAGTGGTTTATTGTTTTATTTTGATTCCTGTGACACAAAAACCGTTGCTAAATCGTTTCTTTTCTACATTGTAGCATGCCATTATTTCTTTGTCAATCGTTTTTATTCCTCCTCCATTATCAATTGCAACTTCTTGAATTACTTTTTTATACTCTGATAATGTTACTTTGTCTCGTTTGTTTCCTGTGATTACTATTTTATTATATAGTAGCTTTTCTTCAAGGTCAAGTGTTTCTAACCATGTGGCGTATTGTTGCATGATTTCGTGTGGTTCACCAGTGAATGTGACTTGCATTTTATGTCCTCCTTGTACTGTATAAACCAATTGTATCATCTATTTATGTGACTGTCAAGTATTTAGTTCAACCTAGTGACAAAACAGTGACAAAACAGTGACAAAATTAATGTCACTGTTTTTTACAGAAAGAATCCTATTATATCAACGTTTATGAGACCAGTTTTAGCAAAATGACACAATGACAAAAAATAATTTATTTCAGCCCATATATCTATGTTACTACATTATAGTGTAGTATTTTAATTTATTTTTTTATATATAAAATATTTTGTCATTTTGTCACTATAAAACTAAGAATGTATATATATCAAGGGTTACAGCTATTTTAGGTACCAAAAGTAGTGACAAAACGATGACAAAAACAAGGTATTTAGTGACAAAATGACAATTTTAGGCTGATTTTTTGTCATTAATAACTGGCTTACTTATCTAACACAATATCCCTTATCTATGATATAATAGAAACAAAGGGAGGAGATATGATGAAAGAAGCTTTGACCACTAGTTTATCAATTATATTAAGTCTTTTAACCATCACTGGTTTCTGTTACATTGCTATCTATTTAGGCATGAAGTTACCTTATCAATTATTTCAACAAGGTGATTGGGGCTTTGCCATTGCACAACTAGTTATCGTATGGAGTTGGTTATTAGGAGGTAAGGGTAGATGAAAAAGATTGAAATCACTTTAGATGAAGAAACGGGTATGTATTGTGTTGACAAAAAATGTAATGATAATTATCAACAAGGATTACGTACGTATAATATTGATGAAGCATTACTATATCTTGGAGACATAATGGTGGAATTAACTTATGAAGACAGACAAACAATTGTTGGCACTAAATAAAACAGATCTATTAAAAGAGTATCGTGAGTTAGAAAGTAAACTTCAAGAATTATCAGCCAACAGTCAAGAGCCAACACTTGAAGAAGCTATTAAGATAGTACAGGATAATGATATGATTGTACGTAAGAAACAGCACTATAACTTCTAGGAGGAATGAGTATGGAAGAACCAATCATTGAACCAGTAGAACCAACACTAACAGACATCGCTCGCTTAGTTGCTAGACATGACGAGTTACAAGATGGTCTCCCAGTGTATGACGCTCAATACATGCAACACGCAGAAGCATATGCAAGAGTACTAAATGAGTTATATGATATCAATAATAAACTAAAGGAGGTGGGAATCTAATGCCATACATGTACTGCAATCACTCAGGCTGTAATGAAACAGTTAAGCTACCAGCACAATACTGTGCTAAACATATAACATTAAAGGTACCAGAACCATTGCCAGAACCTGAATCAGTCAACGCTTTGAAAGACACAACTCACTTAGACTTATTAGACAAAGCTAACAAGAGTATGAACACAAAGAAGACTACTAAATAATAGTAGTCTTTTCTTATATACAATAGAAGGAAGGAGTAATGCAATGCCACAACGTAAGTGTGCAGTGGCTTCGTGTCGCGCGTATGTCACGCTACCTGAGCGCTACTGTGACGCACATCAAGGGTATAACAATAGCCAATACAATAAGCATGTAAGATACAACGAGGACAACAAGAAGTACAGCACCTTCTATCATTCAACCCAATGGAGGAACGCACGTAAAGCTAAGCTAATGGAGCAACCACTATGTGAGGTATGCTTGGCACAAGGCAAGTACACCAACGCTAACATGGTTCACCATAAGATAGAATTAAGAAGTCCAAATGGATGGAAACATAGACTTGATTTAAATAACTTAGAGTCAATCTGTTACGAGTGTCACAACAAGGAAGAACACAGCTACAGTTGGAAAAATAGAGGTAGGGAACAGCGCTAAATCAACAACCCAACAGTCAAAAATATTTTTATGGAGACCCAAAATGTTTTTACCCCCCTACCTCTGTCTCTTATACACATCTGACGCTGCCGACGAACTCTAGGGTG